ATGTTGCGAGGTGCTAAACACATTTCAATGATTTGCCATGATAACATCAAAAAGCATTTGCACATCTTGGGTGTGGGTAGTATCTCACGTATGCGTCCAATTCTTTATTTGAATAAGTCAGGTTACCTAGATACATTTGAAAAAGTATCATATGACAGTTCTTCCCATACATCTACCTTTGATTATGGGTTATTAAAAGTCAATGGAACATGCCGACCACTGGGTAGTGTTCGAACACCAAAAGGTGAAGCACACTTTAGGAATGTCTACAACCTTTTTTACAATTACCTTTCGCCTAAGGTCAGTGAGGGTGAGTATCTTGATATTATTTTGGGTGATGGAATTCGTGATTGGAAATATTCAACAGTTAAAGAAAGTGCAGCTAACTTATCAGATGAAAAACTAATTATTGCATACTTGTCAAAAGCTATGCATACATATTTTCAAATTGATAATTTTGTATCTTGTATCGATAAAGTTTTAGTCGAGACAACTTCAGGCAATCAACATATCGACAAACTGCTAAATATACGTGATGATATAACTATGTTGTCTTGGTTGAATGCTGCAAAGTCAAACATAAAAAGTAAACGAATTGTCCGTGAAGAAAATCATGGATCTCTTGAGGACCTTTTTCAATGAATACAATCGAAGAAATCGCATCCGTACACTTAGGAAAAGCAGGTGATGGGTCAGTTGTAAAACCTTATGTAACACCAGATGAAATTGATCCATCGCTTCTTGTTGCTGTTCCTCGCCAACTAAATAGAACACAATACAACATCGACGATGCTCATTTGCCTTTTGTTGGGGGTGATGTTTGGAATTGTTATGAGTTTTCAACATTGCTTACAAGTGGGTTTCCTCTCTCAGGAACGCTGAAAATTTTCTACCCTGCGAATTCAAAATATATCGTTGAATCTAAATCATTGAAGCTATATTTGAATTCTTTTAATATGGTAAAACTTTGTGATTCTGTTGACATGGCAGGAATCATTATTAAGCAAAAAGTTGAATCTGATTTATCAAAACTTTTGCAATGTAAGGTAAGTGCGACCTTCCATCGTCAAAAACAAGTTTTCATGTATAATTCACAACCCCTATCAAACTATTTTTGGTTTGTTGATGAAACTATTGATGTAACTAAAACAGATTTTAATGCATACAATGAAGATCCTTCTTTGCTGGAAGTTGTTAGTGCACACGCTCTTAGCGATACTCGCTATCATACCTCTGCTCTTCGTTCGAATTGTCGGGTTACTAATCAACCTGATTGGGGTGATGTTTTCGTCTACATCAGAGGGGAAAAAACGATAACCCCACAATCATTTTTGCAATATATCGTTTCCATGCGAAAAGAAAATCACTTTCACGAAGAAATTTGTGAATGTATTTACAAACGACTTTATGATATACTGCAACCTGATGAGTTATTTGTTGCTTGCCTTTATACACGGCGAGGGGGTATTGATATAAACCCGATTCGTGCATCAAGTGAACTTATTCTAAATGCAGAGTCAATGATTCTGATGGAAACTAAATGTCTAGTTAACAAAACCATGAGGCAATGATGATTGAAGATATTCTAGCTAAGTTACCCGATACTAAAGGTGCAATAGTTATTTTATCGGGCGGTATGGACAGCACAATTTCATTGAGGTTGTGTATAGAAAAGTATGGCAAAGATAATGTAAGGGCTCTTACTTACTTTTATGGGCAAAGACAATCTATTGAAATTGAAAAGGCAAAGTTTACAACAAAACATCTTGGAGTTAAGCACAAAGTATTTGACTTGTCTGTATTGGGAGAAATTAGTAAAGGTTTCTCTGCAAATGTAGACACTGATATTAGTATGCCTACGATTAAGGATGTGTTAGGTGATCCGCGCCCGAAAACTTATGTCCCGAATCGTAATATGATTCTTATGTCAGTAGCAGCAGCTTTTGCTGAAGTTGAAGGTTTCGATACCATCGTTATGGGTTTACAAATTCACGATGAGTATGGCTACCATGATACGACTGCAAGGTTCGTAAGTAAAGTAAACGACGTTCTTTCTGAAAACAGAATCATCAAGATCAAAGTTATTGCACCTTTCGCAGGATTAAGCAAATTTGATGAAATTAAAGTTTTACAGCATCTTGATGGTAATGTAGACTTGTTGGCGAACACGCTTACATGTTATAATCCTGATGATAAAGGACATTCATGTGGCAAGTGCCCATCATGTTCTGAAAGGATTGCAAACTTTGCAAAGACAGGTCTTGTTGACCCCATTCCTTACTCAGCAAACATTCCGTGGAGTAAACTTATAAATGTGTAGCATTATCGGGTCATTTAAAAAAGAGAAATTGATCGACTTATATAAACATAATGTTCAAAGGGGTGATTACGCTCACTCAATTAGTTATTATGATGTTGTTACAGGCAAACTAACTGTTAACAAATATGAGGGTCCTGTTAATTTTGATAATGTTGAACAATCACCTCTTGTTTATATTATCATCCACTCACAAGCACCTACGACACAAGAGACTTCATCAATACATCCTGCACACTATGATGGTCGGTATTTGTGGCATAATGGTATCTTAAAACAAACATATATTCAAAAGCTAAAAAAAGAATTAGAAGAAGTGTGTGAGTGGGATACTTTTTTAATGTTAAAAACAATTACACAAAATAGGGATAACCTAAATAACCTTGATGGAACATTTTCTTGTTTACTTTATGACTACGAACACTTGTATCTTTTTCGAAATGAAATTTCACCCATGTTTTATGATGCTGCACTAAATCTATCATCGACACCCTTCAAGGGTTCTCATAGTACACCCCCGAATACTTTACATCATATGGATTTTAATTTTTCATCTTTGTTTGCAGTTAGCAAATTTATTACTCTTGAGAACCCTTACTACATAGGTGATTGAATGGGAAAATTTATTTCAACTAAAACATATGGACATGAGAGAGGATACGCTGTAGCATATCGTCAATGGCGTGCTGATTCACATTGCAATCTTATTCATGGGTATGCATTGGCATTTCATTTCGAATTTGAATGTGATGAGGACAAACTTGACCGTCGCAATTGGTGTGTTGACTTTGGAGGATATAAATCTCTCAAAGAAAAACTTGACGAATGGTTTGATCATACTTTGTTGGTTGCAGAAGATGATCCTGAGTTTGAAACATTCGAAATGTTGCACGAAAAGAAACTATGTAAGATGGTTGTTGTAGAACGCACAGGTTGTGAAGGCCTTTCTAAATTTCTGGCAGATTACATTCAGGAAATTTGGATGCCTGAAAACGGATACTCTGATGGTCGTGTTAAATTGCGACTTGTCAAAGTTATGGAAACCCCAGCCAACTCGGCTATGTGGATAAACGAAAACTAAAGGAGACACTATGAACTTGATTCTTCCTCCCCGTGACAATGGCAATCTTTTGTGGATTGCAGGATTGTCATCTGCACTTATTCTTGCAATGACTGTTGCTGATTTTGCTGCGGTTAAATTTCTTGATTTTGGGTTTGTTGTAACACCTGCAGGTGCAATGCTTTTTGGTGTTGTATTTGTGTTGCGTGATATGTTGCATAAACTAGCAGGTGCTGCTTATGTGACAAGGATTATCTTTATTGGGGTAATTTTGAATTTGCTTGTTGCTGCATTCATGTATGCAATGACCTTTATTCCTGCTCCAGGATTTAGACCTAGCGTTAACTTTGATGCAGTATTCAAAATGTCACTAGGTATCGTGATTGGATCTGAGATTGCTACTGTAATTTCACAATGGGTAAACACATATGTTTATCAAGCGTTGTGGGATCGCGATTGGAGTTCGTGGTCAAGAACTTTCGTTTCAAACTTCGTAAGTTTGCCTGTTGATGCTATTTTCTTTGTAATGATTGCCTTCGTTGCGATGCCTGTAATTCTTGGAGGCAATGCGATGGATATCAACTCAGCAATTGCAAGAATCGTTTCAGGTTCTACACTGTTTAAACTTTTGTTCATTCTTGCACTTACTCCGCTGGTGTCTTTGGCTCCGACCGATAACAGCGCAAAGCATGCGGTATGAAAATTTGTCTTTTAGGTGATACACACTTCGGTGTTAGAAATGATAGTAAAATTTTTCATAAGTACATGGAAAATTTCTACACCGAAGTGTTTTTCCCTGCACTAAAAGAGAGAGGTGTAGATCAAATCATTCAGTTAGGTGATTTGTTCGATAGAAGAAAGTACATTAATTTTTATACACTTGAACAAAGCAAAAGATATTTTTTTGATGTAATTGAACGAGAGGGATTCGTAATGTATTCCCTTCTCGGCAATCATGATATTTTTTGGCGTGAGAAGTTAGATGTAAACTCCCCGACGTTGCTTCTTGAAGCGTATAAAAATATTCATATCATTCAAGAACCTGTCGTTTTAGATAATGCAGATGTGATTCCTTGGTTGTGTAAGGATAATGAAAAACAGATTCATGAGTTCATTGACAAGTCAACTCGACCATATTGTTTTGGGCATTTTGAACTAAAAGGTTTCGAAATGTCAAAGGGTATCGAAAATCATGAAGGTATGGATCCTTCTGTGCTTGCGAAATACAAACAAGTGTTTAGTGGGCATTTCCATACAAAGTCAAACAAAGGCAACATCATGTATTTGGGAACACCCTATG